AGACAATAAGCTGGCTTGAGTCTCTTCCGGCACAAATCAAAGCTGTCCTGAAGATAGTCCGAAGCAAGCAGTCGATGTAATAAAAAAAATAGAATTGCTTGAAATCGGTGCGAAAAAAGCCAAGATGAGTGAAGTGATGAAAAAAGCGGCTACAACCAGACTTGTGTTGATCCGTGAAGTAGGTTGTTATATAAAAGAAATAAAACCGAAAAACGGAGACAACAGTGGTTGGGTAAAAACGATGGGTCTCACTCTCAATGAAAGTTCGATATATCAGAAATTTGCTACTCTTGAGGATTATCACTGGAATTACGTGATAGGTATAAACGACAGCGTTCGTGGCGTGTTGCGTGAGTGTGAGCGTTACAAGGAAATAAAAGAAATAATAGATGGCACGAAGCTGAAGGATAAAGATGTCAAGCTACAGGAGTTTATTTTAAGCGGATTGTCTCCGTTCATGGTGGATGTGACTCTGAAGAACAAGAAAGCCGGAAAAATAGTCGAGGATATTGATGATGCTGGTGATGATGTTGAATGGGGAGGCACACATACTGGAATGGAAAATGATGATGATGTAGAGGTTGATGATGATTCAGCGGAAGATGCGAAGCCTCTTGATTCCAGCGATATTGCGATACTTGCAAGCAATGTGAAGGATATTTCAGGTTATTTCGGAAACTTTGTGACGTTCATGGACAGTACAGTGTCACTGACTGCAAAGGATTATTCCGAAATAATAAAGAATATAAAAATACTCACAACACAGATGAATGCTCTGGTTGCTTCCGCGAAACGTCTGAAGGACAAGGTGGTGTGAATGTTGAAACTTGACGGTTTGGAGGGTGCATGTATCGGGTCGGTATCGCTTCCAGATGGACAGCATCTTGTATATTCGGTGAAAGGAATATTGGATGTTCTGGAATTGCGGGATGGGATGACTGAAGAGGGTGCTGTGGAATTTTATGAATATAATATTTTACGGACAGTAGATTGTCTTGTGAACGATCCACAACGTCCGTTACTGATGGTTGATAAGGAACTGTTTGAAAGCCTTGATGACTTCGCAGACAGGATACTGGAACGGTAATAGGATGGTAGTATGAAAAATATAATAATATTATTGATTATTATTACAGGTATTTCATCGTGCAATCTTTATTGGGATATGACTACTTATGAGGAAGGTGTGAATGGGATTCCCATTGTCAGTTCAATAAACGAAGCGTGGATTTTATCTTCAAATATAAGGTACGTGCGTGATGGTAGAAAAGATAAGTTCAAAGAACCAATAGATACGTACAGGACGCAGGAAGGGGATTGCGAAGATATTGCGGCTTACATGCTGGCTTTGATAGAACATTCTGGATTAGGTATTGGATTGATTACAATAATAAATGTGGAATTTTCCACAGACGATCATGCCGTAGTTGAGTTGGATGGTGTGTTTTATGAAGCACAGACATTTGCTTGTTATTGGGTAGACCCTGAAGTGGTATACAGGTTTAGTTTGTATACTTATATTCAGCACAGATTATTGGAATCAGAAAGGGGTTAGTATGGTCGATTTTGTAATTGGAGCGGGTCAAGGTGGTTGCAGGATAGCAAAAACATTCAATCAGGAATTTGAAGTTCCTACGTGTTATTTGAATCTTGCAAAGGTGGATTTTTCGCAGTTGAATGTTCCAAAACAAGCATCATTTATTCTGGATGAGGGTGGCAGTGGACGCGATCCGGTGGTCGGGGAGCAGATTGCGAAACAGTACAAACAGGAAATAATAGAATTCTTGGAAGAACAGTTTCCTGAACTGACTGAAGGGAGCAAGGTGTTTCTTTGTGTTGGTGGAGGTGGTGGTTCTGGTTCTGGATTATTATTTATAATAACCAACTGGCTTTTACGGATGAAAGCCGACGTGCTTCTGATATACACGTTGCCTGAAAAGAGTGAAGGACTTCCAGCGAAACCGAATGCCCTGAATATCCTGAACAGGGTAATAGAAACTTACCTTGAAACAAACAAGATTACTGTTATGGCAGTGGACAACAGTTTTTGTGTCGAGCGGTTCGGGTATGAAGGCAGGGGTGAAGAGCTTGGTGATTACTGGTCTGATGTGAATATGGGAATAATCAGGGCTTTGCTACGGTTCTGGTATCTGACAAACCTTGAAGATTTTTCCAATTTCATAGACGTGACTGCTGGTTACGGTGCGCTGGATGACAGGGAGCTTGTTCGTATTTTATATGCCAAGGGAGGGTTTATCGATTTAAGGGATTTTACTTCCGATACTCTGGATATTGAGGAAGCGTCAAAAGCACAGTTCCGTTCTCTGGTTTTCGGAAATCTGGATATTGCTACGACAAAAGCGTATATTGCGACAATCGGTTTTCCTAATTCTATGCGGAACGATCCTGAAATTCCAACGTATATAAATACAATATTTGCCAGACTTGAGAAATTGACGAAAACACCATTCTCATTGCGTTCTACGCATTTCAACAAGAAATTGACCGAGATACGTGTGAATGTATTGCTGTCAGGACTGGTAAAATCGCACGGATTGAAGAAAATCATTGGACAGACGCAGAAAGATGTGCTGAAGTACAAGTCCAAGGGAGGCATAGAGAAGATGGATTTGGAGGGATTAAGTTTTTAATATATTTTATTGAAAAAACAGGGTGTCCGGCGTAATATATACAGTACAGGAGGCTATGAAAATGGCTAAAGTTCGCAGTGGATCAAACACACCTGATGACAGGCTGATATCGTTCAAGATAGGCGACAAGGTGTATTCCGAGACTATCGATGGGAATATTGAACTGTCCGAGTTGACACCGGATCAGATGATGAATTCTTTGAACAGGGCAGTTGGAAAGTACGCTTATTACGGTTCGATTCGTGCCGATGCAAAGAGGCTTCAATCAAAGATTAGTTCGGAGTTTGAAGCGTGGAAAGCCGTGAAGATGAACTCTATCATGGTGCTTCCTGAGTTCGCAAAGGAGACTGCTAAAAAAATAGAAATTAAAATGATGATCGACAATCAGGAAGCGTATTCATCATACGAAAGGCAAAGCCGTGACATTGACATGATTTGTGATAAGTTGCTGGTTTTGCAGAATGCGTTTGAACTTATGACCAAGACACTACAAAGTTGTCTTGCCATGCTTCGGACGGAATTGGAGCATTCGGGACGTGGTGGATTCGCACGCGGTTCCGGCGATCTTAATGAGGAGGCTTGAACATGAAAAAGACCAAGGAAGAATCGGCAATAAAGGATTTTCTGAATGACGATGATGTGAAATCGTCCGACGCGATGACAAAGGATAATTCCGATGTCATTAAATTCCAGAAAGATGAAAAGGCTCCGATTTATCTGCTGAAGTCGCAGTACGTGGATGGATACGCGCATTGGGTTCAGACATCTTCTGGCGACAATGTGCGCGTACCATGTTGCGGAGGATTTGCAGGGAACGGACGTGCGCCGGATGAATGTCCGATTTGCAAGTATGTTGCTTCTCTGTATAAAGAGGCTTCACAGTCCAGTGGAAGGCAGTCTGAGGAACTTCGGGAAAAAGCCAGCAAAATGCGCGGTAATTATGAAATATATTTTATTGCGGCGAAAGGTGCTGTCAATGTGGTGAAAATCGAAGGAAACAAGCGCAAGACCGCAGTTGAATTCGATAACGCACAGGTCGGTGTGTTGCGTCTGTCCAAAGCACAGTACACAACCTTGCGTGGAATTCCGACGAAATATAATTATATTTGAAGGATTTATTCAACAGGTATATCATTGTTGATAAGCAAGTCCGAGGCGAAGACAACTATGCTTCAATCGAATTGATTCCGGCAGAAAAACCTACCAAACGTCCTGATGCTGAAATACCTGAAGATTTGGATATTTCCAATTATTTCGATATCGATGTGGATGCGGCGAAAGCGGTATTGGCGTTACATCTTTCCGAAGATGATGACGATGAAGGAGTTGATTACGAGAACGATGAGGAGGAAACTGTGAGCGTTTCAAAGAAGAATGTGGCGAAGAAACCTGTCAGTGTTGGCAAGTCGAAACGTGCTGTCGTTGAAGCTGATGATGATGATGATGAGGATGACCTTGAGGATTTTCTTGACGACGCTGAAGTGGACGCTTCCGATGACGACGCTGAAGTGTTGGTTGACGATGATGACGATGCAACATCTGAATTCGATGATGACTTCCTAGACGATGTTGATGATGACTTCGATTGCTGATTCTGAGGAAGAGGAAGAGCCAGCAATTCCCAAGAGAGCATCCAAGGCGATTCCAGCAAAGTCGAAGAAACCTGTCGAGGAAGTGAAGAAACCGTCACGTGGTCGTCCGGCGAAAGTGGCAGAAGAGGTGAAGAAACCGTCACGTGGTCGTCCGGCAAAGGTTGTCGAGGAAGTTCCTGTCAAGAAGCGTGGTCGTCCGGCATCCGTACCTGAAGTGAAGACTGGCAAAAAGTCACGCAAGATGGACATGTAATCATGGCATTACCTTCTTTAAGGGAATTAGAGGAGGTCGTTGACAAGGGAATCGGGACAAAACTGGTTCAACACCTTATCGTTGAAAAAGGAGATAAGGTTGTTGCTGGTCTGAGTTCCGGTTCTCTTTGTTTGAACGATGCTCTATCCGGTTCACCTAATATTGGATATGCGTGGGGCAGGATAATAGAAATATTCGGCCCGGAACAAAGCGGGAAAACCACGCTGGCATTGCACGCTGTAGCTGAAGCGCAAAAGTTAGGGCTTCCGTGCATGTATATCGATGCTGAACATGCGTGCGATCCTGTTTATATGAAGAACGTAGGAATCGACCTTGAAAATCTATCGTTCGTTCAGCCTGATTTCGGTGAGCAATCGCTGGATACCTGTATTCTTGCAGTGAAAGCTGGATACAGGCTTATAATTGTAGATTCAGTCGCGGCTTTAACACCGTTAGCGGAGTTGGAAGGTGATATGGGTGATGCTCATATCGGCAGACAGGCACGCATGATGGGACAGGCGATGCGGAAACTGACAGGAATAGTTTCCAAGAATAAATCTTTAATTATATTTATAAATCAGTTGCGTATGAAGATTGGGGTTATGTTCGGGAATCCTGAAACGACTCCGGGTGGAAATGCACTGAAATTCTTCGCTTCCTACCGTGTGGAGATTCGGTCTCCGAGGGGTGGAAAAATCGAAGAAAAGGATTTGATGAAAGATACGTCTGAAGTTGGAATCCAGTCCAATATCAAGGTTATAAAGAACAAGGTATATCCACCGTTCAGGACAGCATCGTTCAACATTATCTACGGTAAAGGCGTGGACAAGTTCGCTGATGCTGTCGAGTATTTGGAGCGGAAGGGTCTTTTCGAGGACAAGAAAATAACAATAAATGGGAAGAAATATAATAAAAAACAGTTGACTGATTCCATACGTACTGAAGCATCTTTGCGGAAAGATGTTGTTGCTTTGATAAAGGGGGCGTGACGTGGTAGTTATAAGTGATCTGCATTTGGGAAAAGTACAGGACACTATTCCGAAATACGGAATGCCTTCGCGTCTATACGATGCGCGTGAGCGTGTTATGGAAGCGATGCTCTATGCTTCCAAGAGAAAGGAAAGCCTTATCATTGCTGGTGACGTGTTCGACAATGCTTCACCGAATCCGATTACCATAACTACCTTCTTTGATATTCTTGGTGAAGCTACTGGCATTGGATTAAAGGTATATATAATAGCAGGGAACCATGATTGTAGCGTGAATTACTTTTCCATGATGTATTTGTGCGACGAGCGTGAGGGCTATCCCAATGTGATGGTAATAGAAAGTCCAAACACACTGATGGTCGATGGAATGAAAGTCTTGTTTCTTCCGCACGTAATGAAGTCTGTTGTCGATGCACAGGGTTATCAGGAATGGGTGCTTGATCGGTTGTCCGACGATCAAGTTAAGGGAGTGGATGTTGTGATAGGACACGCCCATCTTGCAGGGGCTAAGAATTCGTCCGACATAGAAATAGAAGCGGGTGATGCTGTCAGTTTCAATCCGTCGAAATTTTATAAATATAAATTGGGAATATTCGGACATATTCATAGACATCAGGTGCTTGGGAAAAACTGGTATTGTGGGTCTGTTGTCACGAATTCTTTTGACGAGGCTGAAATCGAAAAAGGTTTTGTTCACGTAGCAAGACCGTCTGAACCTGAATTCGTTCCGTATGTCACTCCAGAAACCGAATACAGAACAATAAATATTGATTTGGTAAATAAGGATACTCTGGTTTTTGATCCCAAGAAGATGACGAAACTTGCAAAGGATAAATTGCTGAAACTGGTTGTATTCGCAAAGGATATAATGCAAGTGAACCAGACTGAGATTCGCAGGAACTTCGATGAGTACGGTACGGTTGTGCGATTTGAAACCGTAATATCTGATAAATATAATAATGGGGAAACCGAGGAAGTGAGTGACGTTTTCGAGATTGTGAATTACAAGGAAGTGTTCAAGCGTTGGGTAAAGGAAAAGCCTGAAATATCCGAGGAATCACGCAAGGAACTTATAAAAATAGGTTATTCGGTTATCGAGGAGGTTATAAATGCTGAAAGAAATTGAACTTAATAATTTCCTGTCGTACAAGAAAGAGAAAGTATCTTTTTCAGACAATTCCACGATAGCGGTAGTCGGTGATAACGGTAATGGAAAATCTGGATTGCTTGAATCCATTTTATTCTGTCTGTACGGTGAAGGACGTGATGACCTACAAAAATTGGTCAGGATTGGCTCCAATGGGGAAATGAGCGTCAAGGTAGTAATTACTGATGTTCCTGTAAAGGGAAAATCTCTCATTGTGGAGCGTGGCACCAAAAAGAGCGGTGCTGGTTATTTGAGGGTATATATAGATTCTGATTTAATGACTTCAGGTGGAGCAAAGGGTTCAGGAAGCACTGCACAGGAATATATAAATGAAATATTAGGAATGGATTATAATTCGTTTTTATTGACTTCATTCTTCGGTCTCGGGTCGAATGACTCCCTAATGCAAGTTGCTCCGTCCGTTCGTCTTGAGACATTGCAGAAACTTGCTGGCGTTGATATCTGCATGGAATTCAACAAGAAAGCCTCCGAATATGCGAAGGAACTATCAAATAAAATAAATACCGCACAGTCAGTGGTAAATGCGCTTTCCGAGTCGAATGACAACATTGACGATTTGACGAAGGAACTGGCAGAACGGTCTGGAGAATTGAAGGCGTGCAAGTCAAAATTGGACGCTACGCAGACCGAGCGTACTGAGCTATCGAAACAGGAAACCAAGTACCAGAATCTTTTAAGGGAAATAGAACTGGTAAGGGTGAACAGGGATGGCAAGGTATCACAGAAAGAACGCGAAGACCGCAATCTGGTAACGGCAATGCGTGAACTGAAGACCTTGAAAGCCGAAGCAAGTGACTTGATGGGGAAAAAACGTAGTCTTGAATCCGAGCTTTCAATGCTTGGAAACAAAGCTGATGCGGTAAATGAATATAATAAATTAAATGATTTAATTGCACATGACGAAGCTATGTTTTCGATGCGTGAGACGGCATCACAGATGTCTAGTGATTCGGTGGCAGTATGTCCATTGTGCGGGTCTGAAATAACTGCCGAATGCAAACAACACTGGTCGATGGAGCTTGAACAGCTTTCAGCAAAATTGACTGAAAACAAAGAGAAGCGTGTTGAATATAAAGATAGGGTCGAATATTTTTCTGTTGCAGAACGGAAATTGGAAAAACTGGCAGTATCCATGTCACATAATGTGAAATCAATATCCGACACCGAGACAGATTTGAAGGATACTGAAAAGGAATTGTCAGTATTGAAATCAAATCTTGATGCACTGGATACCAGACTTGTTGCAATAAAAACTTCATTGAAGGAATTCGATTCTACGGTAAATGCTATAAAGGAACTGGATGAGACGCTGAATCGGTTGCATAGAAAGCAGGGAGAATGTACGCAAGCAGTCAGTGATGTCCGAAAGAGAATACAGACGTGTAATACTGAATCCGGTAAAATAGAGGCTATGAAGAACGAAATATCGCAGGATACCGGAAAGATGCTTTCATATAGAGTGGTTGCTGATGCTTTTTCACGTTATGCTATTCCTATAGCGTTGCTTAGAAATCTTCGGACTTCTCTTGAGAAGAGGGCGACACGAATTCTTCAATATTTCAAATCCGGCGTTATCAGGATAGATGATGTTGCTGGAGCGAAACCGGGAGTCGAGTTTGTTTTATATGACGAAATCGGTGCGCGTTCGTACAAGGCATTGTCTACCGGAGAGAAAATCATGGTGTTCCTGTCGGTAAGGGTTGCGCTGTCACAATTATTAAATGCAAATAATAATAATAAAATTGATTTTCTTATATTGGATGAAGTGACTGGAAACCTTTCTCCAAACAAGCGCGATGCTCTCACGAAACTGATAAATACCCTATTAAGGAAGTATTTTACACAGGTGTTTATGGTGTCGCACGTGGAATTGCGCGATATTTTCAATGAGACTATTTTCATAGATAAAGTTGCTGGCGTGTCTGAAATACGAGTAATGCAGTGACGTATGCTTCCGATGACTCCGACTGGAGCAAAAAGGTGGCTGAACGCTACGGTGGAAAATGCGGGTGGGTGACGTGCGGTGAGACGTTCGGGCTTGGGGGACACCATATAATTCCACGTGGGTTGAAGGCTACTCGTTTAATTATTGAAAACGGTATTTTGCTCTGTACGAAGCATCACACTGAAGTTGAAGAAGTAAAAGGTACTCCAGCGTATGACCGAATGATGGAAATACTTGTCGGAAAAGTTAGATATTATGACTTGAAGAAGCTGGAAGTTGAGGCTTTGACTGAAATAGTTCATAACAGTTTGCTGGAAATAAAAGAAATATCTTCCGAGGTGTCTTTATAATGGCAGATAAAATGTGGAAGGCTTTTGAACGGACTGTAGCTGAGTATTTTGGTACGTTCAGGGTTCCGCTGTCAGGAAGTAATTCACGACATGGAACTTCATCCGATTCTTTGCACGATTCTCTATACCTTGAGGCTAAAAGGGATAAAAAATATTTCGGTGTAATTATTTCATCATTGATTGATGATACCGAAGCGAAAGCTAAAAAGGAGAAGAAGGTTCCTGTTATCTGTCTGAAGAGGCACGGCAGAAAAGGTTTTTACATTTTAATTCATTCGTCTTATCTTGAGTCGGTTGTAGATGTTCGGAAAGAGGTGGTAAAATGAAGGATATGTTGAATATTCCGTCCTACACGACGGTAGTAATAGACACAATGAATCTGGCGGCACGAAGTCATTATGGAATGAAGAATCTTGTATGGAAAGGTAAACCTACAGGGATGTTTTACGGAGTGGCTAAACAGGCATTGAAGCTGAAGTCCCTGTATCCGAATGCACGTATAATATTTTTATGGGAAGGGAATAATTCTCGCAGGAAATCCATTGACGACACGTACAAGGCATCGAGGGTGAAGGATAACGACTTCAGGAATCTTGTGCAGGAATTGAAACCTTTATTGTCAAATATGGACGTGGATCAAATCTATCATATTGGTCTGGAAGCGGATGATATGGCTGGATATATTGTCAGTACCATAAAGCCGGACGAGCGGATTCTTTTAATGTCCAATGATGAGGACTGGTTCCAGTTTTTGCGAAAAGGTGCGGTGGACATGCAACGGCATGATACGATTGAGACCTACGAAGATGTGCAGGATTCACTAGGCTTTCCACCTGACAGGATTGGAATATGGAAAATACTGAAGGGTGATAAGTCGGATGATGTTCGCGGGATAAAGAATTTTCCGGCATCCATAGCACGGTTACTAGCAAACAGGTGTGTTGATTTCAATGAAATAAAAACCTATCCGTTACACAAGCACAATACCATGTGGGTACGGTGGGAGGAAGAAATAAATAATAAATGGGATATTCTTAAAAAGAACGCAGAAATTATAATGTTCCATCCTGAATGGATTGAGACGAGTCAGATAGTACAGGTTCACGGAAAACAGGACGTGAAATTCCTGATGAAAGCGTTTGACGATAACGGAATAAAATCGTTGCAAAAGGAAGTTCGATGATAATGGATATTCCGATTCTTGACCATGATATACTTGTAACGGTATACGATTCCGTGGATGTAGATGTGAAGCGTGTAATAAGTGCGCTACTGTTGTCACAAAATCGCAGGGCTTCATTCATTGTAGGATACAGGAATCTGGAATCTGAGGGAAAAGAGAAAAATGGGGATTCAGTAGGCTTTTCTTTTCTGTCTGGTTCGGAGTATACTTCCGGTTTGCTGGTGACTGGTTTGTTTAATATTTTTGACAATTTTGAGGAGGGTGATAAGTTACGTGACGCTGTGCTGGAGTCAGTGATTCTGAATATCAAGCCAAAAGAGCGTGAAGCTCTGTTAAAGAGGTTGAACAATGGGTGAACCTTGTAGTACTTGTAAATCGATTTGCTCCTTTGTAAAAACAAACAACATGGATGGAACTGGAATGGAGGAATCTCCAGACCTGATGTTTATAGGTGATGCGCCAGATTCCACCGATGATGACGGTGGTATTCCCTTCATGGGAATGACTGGAATATGGTTCAAGAAAAATATAATGCGTCCGTTGTCGATTACATTAAACGACAGCTATGTGACGAACGCAGTGAAATGCCGTCCTACGAAAAAAGGCAGGGGTGGGGTTAGGCTGAATTCCAATCCAGACAGAAGAATTATATTAAATTGTAGAAGTAAATTGTCTGATGAAATATTGAAGGTAAAGCCTAAGACCATTGTTCTTCTTGGGAACGCGGCTTTGTGTTCGGTGATATTCGGTGACAAGGTGCAAGGTACGTTGCGCTGGCGTGGACGACCAATGTGGAACAGGGAATTCAACTGCTGGATGATTGTCACGCATTCCGTGTATTCGGTAATGGTAGATAAGAACCGTGGTTTGAATCTCAAATATAATCAAATGCTTTCCGACGTGCAGAAAGCTCAAGAGCTTGCCGTAACAAATCCAGTTAAGACGACACTTCCTACGTATAAATTTATAGAAGATGAAGCTACTGCCTTGAAGTATTTCAAGGACGCTTTGACCGATACGAAGGTTACACTGGACTTGGAGACGGACGGTTTTGATCCACGGAATGAAATACTCGGATTGTCAATGAATTATTTTGATGGTAAAAAGCATCATCCAGTGTACGTACAATGGTCGGTGATAGAGGAAAGTGACCGTGTAACTGAAGCATTGTCGAAAATATTATTATCGAAAAAAATAATAAAGATAGGGCATAATATTGATTTCGACAGGAAGTTCTTACACTTTCACGGCTTTGATATTGATGGCACGATTTACGATACTATGGCTATGTCACATCTGATTGACGAGAACTTCAGTATAGGTCTGAAGGATAGAACATGGTCGGAATTGAATTTTGGTGGGTATGAAATAAATCTTGATAAGTATAAGTTTGAAAACAAGTTTACGAAGAGCAGTTCCTACAAGGAAATTCCTAGTGCGTTAATGGCTCCGTATGCGGCGTTTGATGCGTATGCTACGTATAAATTATTTGATAAATATTATTCACGATTGAAGGCAGAGCGAATGCTTCCGTTGTTTGAAAAAATCACTACTCCGGTACGGTCGGTGATGACTGAGGCTTCAATATCTGGGATATATGTGGATATGGAGCGTGCTTCTATAATAGATAAACGCATGTCGAATGCAAAAGAGAAATTGGCGAAACAGATATACATTCTGGCTGGAGTAGAATTCAATTTTAATTCCACAACGCAACTGTCCAGATTATTGTTTGAGGAACTTCACGCTCCGAATAATGGTCGAAGCAAAAGTGGAAACTGGGTATGTGATAAAGCAGTTCTAAAGATGCTTTCAGCTAAGAAAAACAATAAAAAATATGTGAAGATTGCACAGGCAGTACTGAAATATAAATATATAGATAAATTGCAAGGTACGTATATCGGACAAGCACGTGAATACGTATGGGAGGATGGAAGGGTGCATTCATCCTATAACCAATGTGGTACGGTTACTGGCAGGACAAGCAATTCAAAGCCATGTACGCACAATATTCCTAGTGATCGTTTGATTCGTTCATTGTATCGAGCAACACCGGGAAACAAGCTGATAGAAGCGGATATTAAATCCGCTGAAATGCGGGCAATAGCGGTATGTTCAAATGACGAAATATTATTAAATATATTCAAGACTGGCGTGGATATCCATGAGCAGACGTTCAGGGAAATGTTTTCAAAGGATTCAGACTACAAGCCTACGGATGATGAACGACGGATAGCCAAGAGTATAAACTTCGGTCTCATATACGGAATTACTGCCGTAGGGCTGGCGCGAAGGCTGGAAATATCACCTGAACAGGCACAGGATTATATTGACCTTTACTTCAAACGGTTTGACGGTGTGGCGCGATGGCTACAGGAGACTGTTACATTCGCTAGAAGGAATGGATACGTGACTTCCGTATTGCAGAGGAAACGGAGGCTTCCTGAAATAAAAAGCGACGACAAGTTTGAAGTGTACCGTGNNAGTGTACCGTGCATCGAGACAGGCGATGAATTCTCCGATACAAGGTCTGGCATCGGACTGGACTTATGTAGGAATGATCCGTGTGGCGAAGGAATTGAAGAAGAAAGGTTTACGTTCAAAAATAATCCATACAGTGCATGACTGTATCCTAGTTGACGCACCTGACTATGAAGTTGACCGAGTAAAGGCTATAATAAATTGGGCATTCAGTTCGCAGATAAAGGCTTTGCCAATAGAAATGGCAGTCGATATCGAAGTCGGTGAGCAGTGGGGAGAACACAAGGATTCAAAACTAGAACCTATTCTTGATGAATTAGGTGTATAATCTTTAACAGAGGGGTATAACATGTATTTGGAAGCATCGTCTTTCGAGGATTTTGTAGAGACCGGTATTGAGACAACACGTGATAGGTTTGAGAAAATAACCTATGCTATGGACGGACACGCAATCGAATTGAAATTGGTTGATGTTCGTACTTATGGAGGACAGATTCGTATGTATATGGATGCGGATGGTGTTCCGATTGATACAGGTTCTACGACAGTACCAATGAGGATAAAGCGTCCGTTCCGTCTGGCACCGCAAAGTGCGTATGTTTTATATTTCCATATTAAATTGAAGAATATTCCGAAATCGGTAATTGCACGGATAATACCTACTAAACGTGCTTCCGAAATTGGAATACTTTTCACTGATATTCATACTGATGGTGGTGAGCTTACAGTTACAGTACTGCCGTTGAGGATGGTAGAAGTGTTAGAAGGTTTTCCGCTGGCGTGGTTGGTTTTTATTCCCAAGGAAAACAGGGGTACTGAAAGGTCTGAAAATAATGAAGACGTGGTATCAACGGTACGACCGACACCGAGGAAGTCCAATGCAAAGAATTCACGTACTAGGTCGTAACGAACTATTTGAATTGTCCAGTAACAAATCACACGTGTTACTGGATAGTTATATTAGTGATCGTCGCGCTATGTCTTTTTATAAACACCGATCAGAACAAGGTGAAGAAATACTATATGTGAATTCCAGCAAGACGCTTACTGTTTCTTTGTTAAAGAAATTGGTATCGATTGCTGGAATATCAAAAGTAGTATTCTTTATGAAAGATAAAGAAGTATATGATTATTCCATTGCATTCAATAAAATATCTTTGATACAGGAATTTGGTATGAAGTCCATAGTGGTATTGCCTGATACCGCTTTGGGTGCAGAAGAGGCATACCTTCATTTTATAAATTTGTTTGATAATCCACTTTATTCAGATTATAGGTGTGAAGTGGCGTTTCCTTGTATACCGACAATTTACGGTGATGGGTGGGGACGGTTCAAACTGGTTCACAAACTGATACATGCGAAAAAGTGGAATCTTCAGCGTAAATATTATTTCTGGGAAATAGAGTACCGCTTATACCAAAGCATTCATGTACCGGATATTGGATACAATGTATGGTGTAATATCGAAGCGTTGTTATATCGACAGCATGGCAGGGATAGAGTATTCACCGTCTGTTGGATCATTCTATGACCTCTCAAAGCATGTAGATTTTGACAAGGTTAGATATTCGTATCCTTTGCAATTTACTAAATTTATGATAAATGATGAGTCAATAAAGAATTATATCAGTGGAATAATCGGTATAGGTCTATGGAACGTATACAGACACAGACTGGAATCGGAGGCAGAGAAATGAACCTGACTGAGCGTACAATAAAGGCACTGGAGAATCTGAATGGTGCTAGGACGGTAGAAATATTGATGATGAAGATGAGCGTTCTTGCAAATGAATGGTTTAAGTCTGATTCAGAGGTGGATGCTCTTGTGGAAGATGGAAAGAAATATATAAATAAACTTGCAGGGATTGATGTGTATATTGATCCGTATGTTCAATATCCGTGGGTTCAGATTTACTACAAGACGTTACAATCTTCCACCAATACAATAACTATTGAAGAAAAGGAACATACATGAATAAAATAATATTATGGATTATATCTTTTCTATTGTTGTGGGTATCAGTGGTCACTACTTGGTCACTGGTTAGGGATATGGTTAAACAGGATGAAGAAAAACCTGTCCCTGTAACTACGATCATGGATGAGAATTCCTTGATTAAAGCGTACATAAAACAAGGAAAGGAATCAAAAGTCCATGACTTTTACGATAAATTGATAGGTGATAGGACATTGACCTATCTCATTATATCGAATGCTTTGTCATACGATATTCCTGTTAATTATTTTGTTTCATTAGGATATACGGAGAGTAGGTTTAATCCTAGTGCAGTCGGAAAGAATCTTAATACTGATGGTTCAATTCGTTCTTATGATTACGGTGTTTTTCAACTTAATAGCAATACGTATAGTGCGTATGAAAAATCTTATTTAATGGATGTGGAAAATAATGTCAGGATAGCGGCTACTCATCTAGTTACACAGTATAGAAAGTACGGAAATTGGTTTGAAGCATTATTGAGTTATAATGCGGGAGGCACCGAGGTGATTAAGAATACAACGGTGAAGCATTTTATTTCGGTTCTGTCTATGAACAGTTCCCTTAATGAGTCGTTCATAAAGATGGAGTTTTGAAATGAATTCCACTGTCAGGTCATGTGCGAATTGTGGCGCGTTGCATACAAAAGTGTTTAGTTGGTTTGATGGTCTGCATAAAGCATTTTATTTCTGCAATATGCAGTGCAAGCAGGAATTTATGACAGTGGCGTATCCGAAAATGCTGGAGACGGAGGCTGAAATTGAGCGAGAATCGAAAAGTGTATTGCCGGAAATGCGCGAACTTGTTGCTCACAAAACGAGGGACGGTCGTATATCCATTGTGCGTAGCGACAGCGAGGTTCAAGGGTGGGGCGATAAGGGAAAAGGTTGATATAGTCGGGATGACATCGGCTATACATCGAAATATAGATAATAATTGTGAATATTATAAATATAAATTATTTGAGAGTTTGCTGTCAGTAGAACTGAAGAAGTGGGTCAGGAGGGATTTGGATGCGCGAAACGCCGAAGTCAAAGACTATTCCGTTGAAGACGAAATCAAAGCGATCAGTGAAATCAGAAACCGAGAAAATGAAAGACTTGGTAGCGGATTCGATTCCGAAGAAGAAACCGAGGAAGGATATTCAGAATCGGACTGTTGCGGAGCAACAGATGACGACGAATACGAGGACAGCGGAACATATAGTGACGATTTACGAACTGAACTTGACACTGCTGGTGACGAAGAAGCAACAGGCGATGACGACTCCGATGATGAGTACGACGAAGAGATTACCGAGGACGGTGACTCTTGAACAGGTTGTGGATGTTGTGAAAAATCAGTCGTTCAAAGCCGGAACGGTGAATATAATATTGAAGAGTACAAACAACATGGAACCGACAGAAGAGATTGTGCAGGGTGTGGATGCGGAGGATGTGGAATTGATTTTACAATTATTCGGGGTGGTTGAATGACAATCGATGCAACTAGGCTGGCATTGCGGGAACGTGTAGTTGTCAAAAGACAGATGACAGGTTCCAGCTTTGTTATGACTAATATAAATAATACGCTCCAGAAATATCCCGAATTAAGCGTGCGTGAACGTGATTATGCGTTCAGAAGTTCCATCGAAGCTAGGTCGATATATCAGTGGGCTAGTTATTATAATATTCATTATAATTCAATGTACCGTATCGACAAGAATCCTAAAGTAAAGCTATTGAAAGAGGAAATCCAGACTGATATACGGAAATTTACCGTAGGTATGCAAGTGTTCCTGTTGCGTGAAGCCATGAGTCAGTACGTGAGAATATTCCGTGTGCATGAAGACAGCGACAATTTAGAAGCAAAGCGGAAAGCGGCTAAAGAAGTAATGTCATGGTTTGGCATGACTGATGATCCTGATGGTGAAGATAAACCACGTGCGCTGAATGTAAATATTTACGGTGATAAAGGTGGTTCACTAAAAACCGTTTCCAGCGATGATGAGACGATAGACGTATCGTACAGTGAACTTGAAAAAGAAATGCACGATTTGAAAATGCTTGAGGACATGCGAGAGAAGGTAAGAAAACATTCTGATGGGGTGGAGAAAAAGAATAAATTGTCCAACGGTGGTTTTGGTGATGGGTCGGTTCCTGAGATTACTATAGATTGAAGGTGGAATCATGCTTATCGGAATAACTGGTTACAAACGGTGTGGTAAGAATACGGTGGCTGAATATTTCCGAATAAAGTATGGTTTTAATATTTACTCTTTCGCTGATCCGATAAAGGCGATAGCCAAGTCCATGTTCCTATGGTCTGATGATTACATGGAGAATCGAAAAGAGCTTGTAGATGATTCGTGGGGTATCAGTCCAAGACAGGCATTTCAGATAATAGGGAATGAATTCGCACAGTACGTGCTTCCGCAAGCGTTTCCGCAGTACGGAGAGGTCACTGGACGTTTGTTGTGGGTCACGAACCTTTTTAGGAGAATCGGGTTATATTCCGACGTGTGCATTTCCGACGTGCGTTACCAGCACGAAGTAGATGCGATACAGGATAGGGAAGGGAAGATTATAAAGGTAGTTCGTGACAGCGTATTGCCTACCGACGTGCATGAGTCGGAATCATATATTCCAGAAATAAAAGCCGATTATATTATTTATAATAACGGTACTCTTGAGGAACTTGAATTGGAGATTGAGCAATGCTTTTTCTCCCTTATTGATGTAGGGAGTTCTTGATGGACACCAGCGAGATAAAAAGAAAGATAGTTACTGCAAAAAAACTGGAAGAAGACAGGCTGAAGAAGGAAGTTCCAGCGTTGTATTGGGCTATGCGCTACCATGTCAACAGTCGTGGCGAATCCATGTCGTTCCAGAGAGTTCCTTATTTGACCGCTTTATATATTGCTATCAAGACCGATACACAGCAAGTTGTGGAGAAGTCAGTCCAGTGCGGTTTATCCGAATTATATATTGTAAATTCACATGTAGAGGCGGCGGCTGGACTATCAGTGATGTATGTCCTTCCGAAGTATGAACTGAGGAACAGGTTTGTAAATAATAGAATATATAAATTGCATAAAAAAGCCGCAAAGTATTCTGAATTGATAAGACACGGTTCTGGTGGCGGGGTACACAGGACTTCTTTGATGCATTTTGGCAAAGGTACTATTGCTTATGTGGGTTCCAATGTTGAATCTGAATTCATCGAAATGCCGATTGATTCGGCGTATGTTGACGAAAAAGACCGTTGCAATCTTTCCAATCTGGAATTGCTTCCTGACAGGTACACCGCTAGTCCGTATAAATTTCATAGGGAGATAAGCAATCCAACGGTGGAAGGGTTCGGAATAGATGCGCGTTACCAGCAAAGTTCACAGGGGTTGTGGAATATAAAATGTCCCCATTGTGGTCGGTGGTTTAATCCTGATTTCTTTTTGAATGTGGTACAGCAGGTAGGGTCGAAACAATATATTCCACGTGATCCGACGTTTGATCCTGAAGACCACAGACGCGATATAAAATTGATATGTGAATGTGGAAAGCCGATTCCAGACAGGTGCATGGATGGTGAGTATGTCCATGCGTTTCCAAAGAGGGAGTGGCAGGGTTACAGGATAAGCAAGATTTTGAACAAGTTTGCTCCGTTGCGTGCGCTTTATGATAAATGGGTTGACGCACAGAGCAATGAGATAAAGATGCAAGTGGTTTATAATTCCGATTTAGGGCTTCCGTATTCATCCAAAGGTGCGAAGGTCACGCGGGAAGATTTGGATAGATTAAAAAAACAATATAATATAAATATTGAGACGAACGACAAGCCACGAATAGTAGGCGTGGACGTGGGTTCAGACTTGAATTATATTGTCCGTGAAATTGTAAAGGAGCAGGGAATAACCTATTTACGGTTGTTGAAGGCCGGAACTGTTCCTACTTTTGAACTGCTGATGTCTGAAGTGCTGGATGTGTACCGTCCGAGAATAACGGTTGTTGACGCTAATCCTGAAATACATAAGGTGCAGGAATTGAAGGCGAAATATTCAAATGTTTATTCATCGGTGTTTCAGGAAGGCAAGATTTCAATATCGGTGAACAAGGCAGACCGTATCGTGAACATGGACAGAACCGCTTTGCTGGATACGGTGAAGGCGAATATCGACAGGGAATTATATATAAATCCTACAAATGCAGAATTTATAGATAATGGAGCTTATTATTCGCAGATGACGGCATCGACACGTGTACTGGAAGTGGATGAAAACAATCCAGAAAAAAGTCGTTTCGTTTGGGTTCATGTTGCACCGGATCACTACTTCCTGACAGAAGCGTACTGCCTACAGGCTATGACGCTGGTTCCGAATATTGACGGAATAATAGACTTTTTCAGGAGAAACAAGGTTTCCGTGCCGATGACTGAGGATTTGAAAAACTTGACCGACGAGCAACGGTTTGAACTGGATCGCACGGCACGGCTATCACCTGAACAGATACTTGAGAATATCAGGAAAATGAACCTAAAAAAATAATATATTTTATTGAAAAAGAACGGTGTCCGGCGTAATATATAAGGGTAGAAAGAGCATCGATGATGATGCTAAAGGAGCAATTTATGGTATCTACGCACAAGGGTATTGTTGATCTGGCTACGGAGCTTTCGGTGCTGGAACAGACCAAGGCCGATTACACTCCGTTGACTGGACAGATTTCCATGACCGAAGACGGCAAGAAACTGGTCATGGATGGGGTCGGGGAATTTGGAATCAATTCGCATTTCGAGCATCAGGTTGCCGACAGGCTTCAGATTCCACGCAAGTACTACGATTACATGAATACGGTTCCGACACTCAAAGCCAACACCGTGAACACGATTTTTTCCTACCAGAATGAACGCAGGATGGTACGGACGCAAGAAGGTTCCGCAAGGGCTTTCCTGTCAGACCGCTACAAGCCGATAGACCACCTGTTCGTGATCGAGCCGTTCATGGAAGCCTTGCAGGATTACAAGAAAAAATATCAAGGTGAATTTAATGTAAGGGCAACGGCACTTACTCCGTCCCGCCTGTACGTGCAGATTTCCTTTCCGAATATTTCCGGTGAAATCGTGAGTACCGGACGAGGCAAGGAAAAGGTGAATGCTGGAATCACGTTGACCAATTCCGAAATCGGTCTTGGAGCGTTCGATGTTCGTTCGTTCCTTTGGTGGCAGTGGTGTTCCAACGGTGCAATCGCCGAATCCCTGATAAGGAAATATCACACTGGACGCAAGGTTGGAGACGACACCGAGGATTACGCGATTTATTCGGACAAGACTATCAAGCTGGAAATGGATGCGTTCCGCTCCCGCCTGTCGGATATTTTCAACCACGCGATGAGTGATAGCGCGTTTCAGGATGTCATTCGGAAAATCCAGAAAACCACTGGCGACAAGGTTGAAAAGCCGAAAACCTTGATCGAAAATGTTACCAAAAAATACCAGTTGAGTGACGACTTCGGAGAGCGTATACTGGCTAATATGGTCACTGAGGGCAACATGAACCGCTATGGACTCTTGAACGGTGTCACACGTCTGGCACAGGAGATTCAGGATGCTGATGCTTCCTACGATTTGGAGCGTCTTGGTTCAGATATCATTGAACTGAAACCGAGCGAGTGGCAGATTCTTTCCGAGAAAGTGGAAGCCGTTGCTTAACAAATAAATAACGTCCATGAAAGCCTGTTCTTGCGAACAGGCTATTTTTATTATATACAAGGGGATAGATATGCAGTTTACCGTTCAGGATTTCAAACTGTCGGAAAGTTTTATTGAAAAATATAAAACAATAAATCCGGCGTGGGGTATCGAAGGCGAATTCACTTACTACCGTACATATTCAAGGAAGATACCAGACGAGAACAGAAATGAAGTCTGGTGGGAAACTGTACGAAGGGTTGTCGAAGGTGCGTTTACAATACAGAAACAACATTGTGTCGATTTCAGGCTACCGTGGAAGAATGACAAGGCACAGCGTTCCGCACAAATAATGTACGATAAAATATTTAATTTCAAATTCCTACCACCGGGGCGTGGACTCTGGATGATGGGGACAGATTTCGTTAAACAGCACGGCAGTTCGTCCTTGATGAATTGTGCTTTCGTATCTACTGAGGATATTTTAATTCGTGGAAGTTTTGCATTTACATGGACTATGGATGCTCTGATGCTTGGTGTAGGTGTCGGGTTTGATATAAAAGGTGCAGGAAAAAAACTAATCAGACCAGTTACTACTGATGGAATATTTATAATTCCTGATTCACGCGAGGGATGGGTTGAAAGCGTTCGCATGTTGCTGGATGCGTATTTTGATGGGAAGCCCGCACCGACGTATGATTATTCTCTGATACGACCGTATGGTGCGCCAATAAGAGGGTTTGGTGGAGTTGCCAGTGGCGCACGTCCCTTGATCGAATTGCATGAAGCCTTGAGGAAATTACTGGATTCGATATCCGGTGGACTTCTATCGTCGGCGAATATTGTTGATATAATGAATTTAATCGGGGTGTGCGTGGTTGCCGGAAATGTCCGTCGCAGTGCAGAAGCGTGCATCGGGGACTGGAAGGATGAAGAATATATAAATTTGAAAAATCCATTATTTAATTCCGACGAAAACCTGTCGCACAGGTGGGTATCGAATAATTCGGTATTCGCTGAAGTTGGGAAAACTGATTATAAAATGCTTGCAGATTTGATTGCACGTAATGGAGAACCGGGAATCGTATGGCTGGAGAATATCAGGAAATTTGGCAGGACTTCAGATGCTCCAGATAATAAGGATTCAAAAGTAATGGGGCTGAATCCGTGTTTTGAGCAACCGCTTGAATCTGGAGAGTGTTGTTGTCTGGTGGAGACGTTTCCATCATTGCATGATTCCTATTCCGAATATGAAGAGACGTTGAAAAGCGCGTATCTGTATGCGAAGACGGTAAACCTGTTGCCTACGGAGTGGGCTGAGACAAACGCTATAATGCTGAAGAACAGGCGAATTGGTACAAGCCAGTCTGGAATAATCGATGCGTTCGTGAAGCACGGACGCAGGACAATGCTTGGATGGTCTGAAAAGGGATACCAGTATTTGAAGCATATTGATAAAATATATTCAGATTGGTTGTGTGTTCCGCTGTCGATACGTTTGACATCGGTGAAACCGAGCGGTACGGTGTCATTGCTTCCGGGTGTGTCTCCGGGCGTGCATTATCATCATTCAAAATATTATATTCGCAGGATCAGGGTAGCGTCGAATAATCCTCTTGCGAACGTCCTGAAAGCCGCAGGATATCATATTGAAGATACCGTGTATGGAAACAGTGCAGAAGAAAAAAAGATGACTTCCGTTGTTTCGTTTCCGGTGAAGATAGAGAATTTCGACCGCAAGAAAACCGATATAAGTATTTGGGAACAGGTGAAAAATGCAGTGGATTTACAGCGGATATGGTCGGACAACGCGGTATCCATCACAGTTACTTTCAAGCCAGAAGAGGCGAAAGATATATCACGTGTTCTGGAGGCATACGAAGATTCACTGAAAGCTATTTCATTCTTGCCATTGAAGGATCATGGCTATGCACAGGCACCTTATGAGGAGATAGATGAAAATAAATATAATGAAATGATCGTCGGTCTGAAGCATCCTGATTATTCCAGTATATTCCAATCACCTGAAGGTGAGGAATTTTGTACCAATGACGGTTGTTCGATAAAGTAAGGGGATATCATACCTATGAATTTGCTTTGGAGTATGTACGGTAGAGTTATAAAAAACAATGGATCGTAATTTTATAGGGATTGAACTGGATGAAACGTATTTTAGAGTTGCACAAAAACGAATAAAGGAGACAAGCCATGAGTGACGTTCCAGTGGAAAAGATTTTTCATTCTAAAGAGCGCAAAGAGTCGGAAGAGCGTAACGTAGTCAAGCTGAATCCGAAAGAGTACAAGAGGCATATCAAGGTACGCAAAATCTTGGTCGATTGCGTCGGAAGCACCTCTCTGGCATTGCAGAATAAAATAATAAAATACGATCAATTTATTAAATTGCAGACGGAGGGTGCGAAACTGGCAGTACGTTCCACGAATTTGTTCATTGCTGTCAGGGCATGGAATGAAATAGTTCCTATGTTGCTGGAAATTCCTTCAAGAAAAAAGGATGGAGTATATATAAGATTCCAGCCTCTTGCCGATTATTTCAAACCGTTTGGCGGGTATGGTCTGATTGTGGATGAAGAGTATATTGAAGATGCGGAAGTGTTGGAAGTTGTCGGTGCTACGGAAGGAGCAGTAGAATGAACGGAAAAAAAGCGCGTGCTAAGAAAGCCGATACGATGGTTGACATCACAAAGATACGACTTGGACTCGATGTTACGTCCGGTCGTGTGATAATTGGTGTAGCCAATGATGACGGTACTATTGAAATAACATCTTTGACGCAGGATGTGACGCAGGATTTCTATACTCTGGTACAGGAAATAATGCAGTTGCGTAAAATGGCAGAAGACGCAAAACCGAAGATTGTTCAGCCTACCAAAGCAGATTTGAAGGTTTTGAAGTTATGATGCGTATATCTGTTCTGGATAAAGGGTTTGTCGAAGTTGTCGATTCTCTTGGGACGGATATGACTGTTGTGAATGCGGCACGTGTTTCATTTGGAACACGTAAAAACAAACTCAATACTCTGGATGATGGTGATATTAAATTATTACGTTATCTGGCTAAGAACAAGCATTTCAGTCCGTTCAGGCATATAATGGTTCAGTTGCATATAAAAGCGCCTGAATTTGTGATGCGTCAATTATATAAACATGTGGTAGGAATAGAATCTACCAGTAATTATCCAACGAAAGACCATGCGTGGAATGAGATTAGTGGACGTTACACCGAAGTAATGGAATATTATGTTCCTTTGGAATGGAGGAAGCAGTCTGCCGACAATAAACAAGGTAGCCACGGAATCGTAGAGAATCAGGATGAAGTGTCGAAGTATTTCGACCTTACTGTTATGAAGATTTTCGAGCGTTACAAGTGGTTGTTGAAACAAGGCGTGGCTAGGGAACAGGCGCGAATAATATTACCATTAGATATTTATACTGAAGTGATTTGGACAGCCAGTTTTCAGGCTATCGCAAACTTCATTGAACTGAGGACTGATCCGCACGCACAGTATGAAATTCAGGAATATGCGTTTGCTATTGCCGTTTTAACCAAGGATTTGTTTCCAGAAACCATGAAAGCGTGGTTCGATAAAACAATTTAATATATTTTATTTTGTAATTTAACCAAGGGGGATACCTTGCAGACAGCAATCGGCGATACACAGCAAGGTTGGCTGAGTGCTGTCAGGGTGTGACACAAAGGGCTGTCACGTCCTGTCCCTCTTGGTTTTTTTTTCATTTTATGACATATTTTTATTGAAAAACTACAGTGTCCGGCGTAATATATAGGTTGAGGGATGGCTAGACCATCAGAAAGGAAACTAATTATGACGTTTACTTGTGACCAAATCACACCGAATTCCCTGTCGTACAGAGGTTCGTCGGTGTCGAAGAACGAGGTCAAGAAGATTGAGGGTATCGTGCGTACTCCGAGGCGAAAAGATTTCGACATGGATACTCTGGAAGCGTTCGCGTACAATTCGGCGAAACACGCTCTTGAGCCTCCAGTGGAGCGGAAGAGCGGTGCAGTGTATAAGGGTATGCATAATGGTGCGATTTCCAAGAATATAAACCGTTCTCACAGAAAGTCGCATTCGGCACGCAAGGCACAGATTGTGGCACGCTCTATGGGAGACAAGTGACATGGACAGGCTTTTCAAGAACAAAGCTAGAAAAGCCTATAATGACGGAATTATAATTTATATGGTTCCGTGCAAGATGTATCCGTGTTCACCGTGGGGATTCACGTTCACTCTGGACAAGACAGAACGATTGAACGCTGGAAAGGAAGCTGATTTTGACAGGATAGTGCAGGAATTTGAATGGTATAACTGTGTTTACGAAACCGGATATTATTCCGCGTTCTATACCAATAAACAGGGAGACGTTCATGCCTAAGTCGTGCGATACGTGCCGTAATTGCCAGTACATTTTACGTAGGAACGGTGTGGACAAAGCGTATTGCGAATACGTGTCTCACAGCAAGATGATGTTGTTAACTGAAGCGGAAAAATGCAATCATTATCTTCTTGCGGAAAAGTTCTATCTGGAGGCTGAAGATGATTAAACTGGATATTCGGAAGCAAGCAATTTCATTCGTAGATAAGATAAAAGCATTCACTGATTGGACAGCGTATTCCGATGAGACCGACGAAGAGTACGAGACACATTATTGTGGCACGTACATGGGAATCCAGCCTTCAGGCAAATATTACACTGGATGGACAACGAACCAGACGGTCGAAGAAGAGGATAATGATTATATATTCTGGAATATTGTAGGAAAACTTTTACCGGAATATGATTTTGTTTCCGGTGACGGTGATCCGTGTGATTGTTACGTTGTACGGAGGAAGCAGTGAGAAACAAGGACAGGTGTGCTACAGTGGAATTGGAGGATATCATGCTGGAAGCATCTGTTGTAATCGCACAGACTTCTTATGTTCCACCTGTCCATTTTCACATACTTTCCAATTTAATAGGAAATAACGGTTTTATTTATTTGATCGTCTGTCCTGTTTGCATGACTGTAAATTCGCCTGTCGGCACTTCGGTCGGAAGGTGTGCGAATTGCGGATATGATGTGAACCATGATGAGGTGGAATAAAAATAATATTTATTGAAAATATCAGGTCTCTGGCGTAATATATAAGTGACAGAGCGATGCTGGATCGTCGCACATAGCAAAAGTCCCGAAGAGGGACAAGGAGCTTTTTATGGAAAATCAGGTACGTATCGAAGGTAGGCTGGACGGAGTGGTTCCGTCAGCGGTTTACCGTGTGGGTTCGCAGTTGCGTGTGGAAGCGAAGGTGGTTCACCACAACGAGTATTCCAACACGTACTTCACGGTTATCGTTCAGGCACGTGGAGCGATGGCAGACGAACTGCTGGGGTCGTACTCGCACGGCAGGATGGTCACGGTTATGGGTCGTCTGAGACCCGCACGCAACTCCAGCTTCAAGGTGGTGGTCGGCGGCATCGTATTCGGTGCAAAGGCCGAACCGTACCTTCCTGATGCGCTGGGGAGCGTTGTAGCCACTGCTACAGGCGCGGATGAAGGTGTTTCGGACACGGACGAGAGTGATGAAATCGTTGACGATGATGACGATTTCACCGATCCTGACAACGATTAAATCTCCAAAATCTCACCCTATCACGCTGTCGTATAGGGTGAGATAATGGAGATACTGAACGGTAATAGATTATTACTGTTCTTTTTATTTTAGAGCTTAGTATTAACTAGGGTGATTTGGCGTTTCAGCAGGGAGCATCATCACGTCGATTATCGACCGTTTGAATCAAATAAATTGATTAAAAAACCTAGAATAAAAACATATAAAGGTGTTGATAACTACGGCATGTATCTTGATGAGGAGCCACTGGAACGATCAAAAAACAGGTTGATGTTGTTCAAACATATAGTGAAAGGTAAATGATATGTATTACCTTGTATCAGAAAGCAAATTCGGTATCGAAGGAAGCATTGCCGGAAAGGTACATGTTGCTTTTAATTATATTAAATTCTTTAATGCTTTATCTGCCTTGAAACGCTATGTGGATGCTAAACATAAATCGAAGGTACTCTGGCGCAAGGTTGCTGAAGGTCTCGATTCAACAAATTCAGATATAAATATTTATAAAATACGTAAAATAATAGCGGAAGATATGGAAGGTGGAGTAAATGAAAGGTAAGAATTTTTCCTGTAATAACTTGGGGCAGAGAAAAGAAAGTGATTTTTACGAGACACCATATACTATGACAAGACAGTTTCTTGCTACTGGAGAGTTGGATGCTTCAAAGGATATTATCGAACCAGCGTGCGGGCATGGTGCTATAGTCAAAGTTTTGAAAGAATATAAATTCAAAAATATAAAACATTACGATATACTTGAGGGTATTGATTTTCTTGGAGAGAAAAAGCATTACAGTCAGTTAATAACAAATCCTCCCTTTTCTTTGGCATTTCAATTTATTCAGAAAGCTAAAGAAGTGATTGATGAAGAATTTGCGTTGTTGCTTCCGTTGTCTTATTTGCACGGAAAAGGTAGGTTTGATTCGATATATTCGGATAAAAAATACAGGTTGAAGTCGGTGTACGTATTTACTAGATATCCAATGCTAGGTGATGCGTTGACGGACACAGGAATGTATAGGACTGGCATGATGGTCTATGCGTGGTTTGTCTGGAATAAAAGTTATAAAAAAGAACCAGTGATACGCTGGCTTGATAATAATGAATTTGTGATTTCTAGCAGGAAACGGAAAGGTGTGTCAGATGTCTAAAAAACCTGTACTGGATGCTGGAGAATTCTATCACCAGTTGCTTACAACGGTCGTCAAGACAAATGGGGTATTTGATATAAATGATATTATAAAAGCGGAGCGTGATACCACTGCCGTAAGGGTGGCGTTGATTGCTGAAAGGGATAATGTGTTGCTTAAAAGCAGGGAACGGATCGTAATGCACATGTTGACGGTCTGTGGTGTGTCGAAAGATGCTGGTATAAGGAAAATGATATCCGATGCTATAATATGGGGGACGAAATGAAAGTCTGTGCAATGATAGACCGAAGTGCTGGCAATGAATCGGTAGGAGAAATGTGGACTGAATGTGCCGAGTTTTCCGACACGGCTACACTCAATACTGTATTCCTGTGGGCAAAGGCGGCGTGCGGAGTCGGCTACATTGATTACCAGCACAACATAACGCTGGCGAAACTTCACAAGGGGGTGGAGGAATGACCGACACCGAAGCAATCCAGACGATCCGCGAGGCGCTGGAAAAGGCTAAATATTCAACAGGATGGGAGAGCGTTGCAAGAAAGATTAAAGAAGCCCTCGCCGCCCTCGACTCGCTGGCTGTGGAGCCGAGCGAGGATGTCAAGTCTGGTACGTGCGAATGCACACCTTGCCCGATGTATCCGTCGATACCATTGAATGTAAATAGCAAAGACCTTGAACCGGAGATACAGACGTTGGTTCAGGAAAACTTTTGGGGACTGGCTGGGAAGCCAGCCGTGGAGCCAAGCGGGGAGGCGCGTGAGTTGGTACATAAAATACGAATAGGCTTTGCCGAGATGAATTACTGCCCAGTGCTTGTACTGAGTGATACCGACGCCGCCGACCTCATAACCGCCCGCGACAAGAAGATTGAAGATGAAGCATACCAGCGTGGTTACAACAACGGCTATGCCGCAAGCAA